GGTGCAGTGAGAACCAAGTGTCCTACAAGGGGCTGGTGGATGATCTATACCGGATGGGCGCATGCCAAGGCACCGCCAAGAAAGCTATGTCCCGGGGCTCCGATATGTCCACGCCCCCGGTGAACGCGCTGGTCATCGATTGCACTAAGGCCACCGTGCTAGACCCAGAGGACAGTAACCCACTGCCTTCACCGTCTAATGACGATACTGAATAGCGGAGTGCCAGTCGTAATAGAATGGCACAAATTCGCAGTTGGCAGTTCTTTTTATATCCCGACGCTAACGCCCGACACGCTGGCAGAGGATATTGGAAGAGCCGCCAAGGAAAGGGGAATGGTGGTGAAGCACCGGTTCTCCAAAGAGGATGGCACCTACGGAGTTAGGTTCTGGCGGATTAAATGATCATGTGCTACAGTTCGCTCCGGCAACTTGATCTCCTTTCTCCGTAGTTGCTACACCCTCCTGTACCCCCGGCTTGACCGGGGGTCTTTTTTAGAAGGTGTCCTCCATAGCCTCGATGATCTCGTTGCGCATGCGCTTGTCAATCTGGATGCCTTGATACATATCGCGGCTGATTGCATCGCGGGCCCGGACAGACCGGCTGATAGTGTCGTCCGAGATACCCAGATCCGGGTGTTTGTCGCCAAGTGCAAACAGCTTTTCAGCAAGCGCGTCCATGCGCTCCTGATCACCCATGTTGTAGGCCACGTAGTACTGCTTGAGCAGGCGCTTGACTTGGCCCACCGTAGCATCTTCCTTGCTCTTGGCGTAGGCGTTGGCCTCGTACTTGGTCAGTAGGTCGGCAGGGGCAAAGCCTAGCACCTGCATGGCGGCGTTGTAGCCGTTGACCTCACCCACCAAATCCCCGCGCAGGGTCGTCGCATCTTCCGTAGCGTAGCGGTATGCCTTCAGCGGGTTCTTCAGCGCCACCGGCAGCATCGTCTCAACTCCCCGGTAGAACTGCCCCTCGGCGATAAGCTCTTGCCCACGGAAGACGTTGTTCACGATGGCATACGGAGCCCCCAAGATGTTCTCCAAGAACTGGGACAGCACCGAGGCGTCAGCCTTGTCGCCCTTTTGGTCACGGTAGATCAGATCCGTCCAGCCCACCCGGTCAGCGATGCTCAGGTTGGTAAGATAGTTCACGGGGCCCTTGAACAAGAACTCCCCGAGGTAGCGGCGCATCACCTCATCGAACTGGTCTTCGTCGTCATCCGCAAAGGCGTTGTATGCCGTCTCGGCGATCCAGTACAGGGGCACACCCTTCACACCCGCAAAAAGCGCAGACATGCCGTAGATGCCCACAAGCTGCCGCCGTGCGGCCTTGACCATCTCAACTTCTTCCGAGGTGGCGTTGGGCCCGACAGGCAGCGACCGGCGGATCGTGTCGAACAGCATGTAGTACATGGTGAAGGCGAACCGCTTGAACACGGTCAGCACCTTACCGATACCCGACTGCCCGATGCTGGGAGCGGACTCAGCATGACCCGCACCGTGCGTGTACTCGACCATGCGAACTGCCTTCTCGATGGCTTGCTGCACAGCAGCATCGCCCGTGACCCCACGCTTTTTCAGCCGGGCCATCTCAAGGTCATAGGCAGCGACAGCCGTCACCTCCCGGTTCATACGCTCAGCGTGATGGAAGAGAAACGCAGAGTACAGAGCGGTCTTCTCACCCAAGGTTTTGAGCCTGCTGGGATCAGCACCGGGCATGTTCGACGCTTCAAGAGCATCACGCGCCGTGGAAGTTTGCAGGAAGCCGAGGTCTTTCAGGCGCTTGACCAGCGCCTCATACTGCGGAGCTTTGCCCGAGTTGACCAAGTTTTCCACGGAGAGCATCGCCTGCTCGGTGGTCTGTTGACCGTTAATGTCCGTCACCGTGCGGCTAAAGCCCGAGCCGGAGTAGAGGCGGGTCGCCGCCATCAGGGCCTTGGCGGCTTCGCGGAATCCGTAGGTACCACCCAACTGCGGCAACACCACCATCGGGGTCTGGAGCAAGTTGACCGTAGCCGAGGAGATGTTGCCCGCGAGGTTGAAGTAGAACGCGCCGCCGCTGGCCCACCGAGCCCATGCCTCAACAGTAGGCTTCATGGCGAACTGATAGCGGGCCTCAAGCTCGTTGATGATGTCGAAAGCGTTAGCGGCTTCGGGGCCACGCATCTTCTGCATGGTCTCACGCATATTCATGAGGTTGCGCTGCAACTTGTCCGAGTACCGCATGCGCGATAGCTGACCCACCAAGTTATTGGTAACGTTGCGGAATGCCGTGGCGGCGTTCTCTTCATAGCCCAGAGTGCCTTTACGCGCCGTGAACGACTTGAGGACGCTGGTCTCAGGCATGGCGCTGACGATCAACTCCAAGAACCGATCCACAGAACTTTGATCAGCCCCGCCGTCCTTCATGATCTTGATGATCTGGGCAGCGATCGTGCCGCTCGGGGCGGAGCGGGCAAGCTGGATGTCGCCCTTCACATACTCATCAAAGTCCGTGTTGCCTTCGCTCTCTAGACGGGCACGGGCGGAAGCTCGTTCAATCTGCGTATCGTACAACTCACGGACAAGTTCACCGTCCTTGTTCTTGTACTGCAACCAGAAGTTACCCTGACGGTACAAAGGCGCATAGTGATCGACGCCCTTGCTGATGATCATGCTGATCACCTTCTCATAGGCACCTAACGCCTGCTTGCGCTCAGCGGTACCCTCCGCATGCACACCGACGAGGTTCGAATACAGCGAGTCTTGCAGTTCCTTAAACAGCTTTTTGTACGAACCGAACAGGTCACGGTACAACTGCTTGCCCTTGGGAGTCAGCGAGTTGAACTCCTGCTGGAACTTCTTGTGCATCGCCATCTTCTCAGGCGAGCCCACGTACTTGCTGGCGGGTGCTTCGGGGTTCACATCCTCGCGGGTGTGATCGTGCACCATCTTCGTCCACTTGGTGAACTCAGGATCGGTCGTGTACTCTTGCAGGCGCTTATCCAGCGGGGTAAGCCGTTCAATCAGGTTCTCGCGGTAGCCCGCCATCTCGTTGACGTTATCGGCAAATTCGGTGGCATCACGTCCCAGCACCCGGGCACCTACCTCACCAACAGCGGACAGGTTGAGGAACTTCTGCATCGCCCGACGCAGACCCATGCCGGTGGTCTCAACCATGCCGAGGAACCGCGCCGCCTGCTCAGGACTCATGCGGGTCTGGGCCTGCGTGGCTTCACCCAGCTTGCGGAAAATGTCGCTGGCTACATTGGAGTCATGGATAGCCTGCGCGTACAGGCTATCTCCCGTGCGGGTCTCCGGAGGCGGGCTGACGATAGCGTCAAGGAGTCGATCCACCTGATCCAGCGTAGCTTCGGTGCGCTCAGGCATGCGCAGCACGCGGCGCATCAGTCTGACAATTTTGTCCCACAAAGACATTGCAGGAACTTCAGACCGCTTCTCCTTCAACGTGTTGCGGAAACTCTCGTTGCTCCAAAGCTCAGCAACAAACTCCTGCAAGTTTTTCGCCCCATAGGCACCGTCGATGTCCGCTTTGACCTGCTCAAAAATCCGGGCCAACTGCTTGGTGACCGGGTGTGACGGATTCTCGATGACGTGGGACAGCCCCGCATGGGAGGCTTCGTGCATAAGCTCGTAGTCCGTAGCCCCATTCGGCAAGTAGATGGTGTTGGTCTTGGGGTCATACATGGCTTTCTCAGCGCCATACACAACTTTCACATCCCCCAACACACTGGCAAGAGTGTCCGCGATCTTGGCCAGACGAGGCTGGTCGATCGAATCCGCAAAGAGTTTCAGGGCGCTAACCAGATTGCCTTGGCGTAGGGCAGCGGTAACCGCAGGGTGGAGTTCCGTAGACAGTGTGGCGATCTCAGGGGAGGCCAAAAGCGCATCCAGATCCGACGCGGTGATCGACATCATGTCATCGCCCAGATCCCCAAACTCCCGAATAGCCTGCTCGGCCAGCTTACGCGCCTGACGACGGGTCTTGGGCTTGGCCTTGATGCCGAACTCTTTGCGGTCAGCTTCCAGATCGGACAGAGCATCCCGGTCAGCAGTCTCGGCCTTGGCCTGCTCCGCAGACACCTGCTTTTTGGTGTTCTTGCGGGCCTCTTGCTGCGTATCGAGCTTCTTGCGGAACTTGGCGGACTTCTCCGCTTCTTTCGTGTACTGCGCAACCCACTTGTCTAGGTAAGCGACGTTCTCGGGGGAGAGGTTGGCACGGGCCCACTCGGCAGCGTTCTTGGCATGCACCCCGCCCTGACCACGGAACATTTCAGCTTCTTTTTCCGTAGCGAACAGAGGCTCCGCGCCTTCGGCGGTGCCTTCGAACGCCTTCATCTTGGCGTTGCGATAAGCAGTGGGCTGATAGACCAGATCGTTGGCAATTGACCGCAGCGCGGTCTCGGTGTCCATGCGCCCGAAATAAGCACGGGCGTCCTTCTCCTGCGGAGTGACGTTCTTGCGGTCAAGCGCCGTGACTGTGGTGCGGTCGGCGGGGCTATCAACGTAGGCGGACTCGGGGATGTCCGGCTCTTGCTCAAGATCCAGTTCGCTGCCGAACTCTTTGACCTGCTTAATCAGAGCTTCAGCCCGGTACAGTTCAATACCGAGTTCTGCCGCCAGTTCTTTAGGATCAGTGACCCCCGTCTGATACAGGCTAGTAGCTACGCCCAGCAGTTCTTCGGAGTCACGCTGCACCTGCTCCGCACGTTGAAGGATCTCGCTGGCGCGATTTACTGGAGCGGGCTGCTCTGCTTCTCTTCCAGCAGGCAGTCCAGCATCCGTTGCAGGAGAAACCACTCCAGTTGATTCAGGCTCTCCAGTTGCTGCGGCGGCGGTGTCGGCAGCGGATCCGCCAGCCACGCCAGTGCTTGCTCCACTTGGCTGTTTGACAGGTTTTGCAGTAGAGACACTTGGGGCTCCTTGTATTTCCGTGCGAGCCGTAGCAACCTGCTCGGGGTTGAGCTTAGCGACCAACTCATCGTACGCGGCCTCATTGATCTTGCCCATAAACGCCGGGTCTTCCAGCGTCTTGATGAATGCACTGACTCCCTCAGGAGTGCTGAGATCCACACCGATCAGAGACTGTGCGGCTTTAGACCGGGGGTTGATTCCCAGCGACTTGAGAAAGGGAGCGTCAATAGCTTGCGGCTGCTGCGGTGCAGCATCGACGACAGTGGGTTCAGCAACCTCAGGCGCAGGCAGCTTCGCGGGCTCCATACCCAGCAACAGGCGCTCTTCCGGAGCGGGCAGGGCAGGAGTACCCGGGGCTTCAGCCTCCGCAGGGGCAGCAGGTGCGGCCTCGGGCGTTTGCTGACGGCGGAACTCGGAGCGCTCTTGCGCGTAGCGGGCAACCCCACCGGGGGTACCAAACATCCCACCGCCCACCGCGCCCTTAACGAACGACTCTTTGTATCGCTGAATGTTCTCAGGCGACAGCAGGCTCTCGGTACTACCCGCCAGCTTCTGCGCATACACACCAATAGCTTCTTGAGCGGCTTCAGTAAGACCCTCAGACCCAGCCGCCTTGGTGGCTTCCGCGCCGATAGTTTTCCACGCAACGGGGGCGGCCCCGGACTTCTTGGCCAACTCCTCGACGAGCTTGAGCTTGCCGTACCCACCCAGCGTATCCAAGATTTTGGCAGGCAGTACAGAGTCAAGCACGGCACTGATGCCGCCGGTCAAGGCAGCGATGCCTGAATCTAGAGTCCCCGTCTCTTGATAGATGCCCTCAAAGATCTCTGGCGCGTTCTGCGCGTAGGAGCCGAGGAACACACCACCGTACATGCCCCTGCGGGAGCCAACCTGCGCAGCGGTCTCCACACCGGCCAACGCGGCACGGGAGGCGGGGCCTGCGGCCTGAGCAGCGCGAAGCGCGGCCTGTCCAGCAAGACGACCACCAAGAGCACCGCCACCCACACCGGGGATGATGGACGTAGCAACCGTAGGAGCCAGTTCACCAGCGGTCTCGGCCGCATACTCCAGTGCCTCAAACGGGCTGGCAATATCTTTGTAGGAGCGGAAGCGAGTAGGGTACTCCCGCTCCAGCTTGGCGCGAGACTCCTCGGCCTCTTTCAACTGCCGCTTGGCGTAGTCCTCTTCGCCGATGGCGCTACCCACCATGGCAGGCAGCACGTCCCCCGCCGCGATGCCAATCTCACCCAGCCCCCGCATGAAACCGCGCTTGGCGATCTCACCCATGCCGATGTCGGGCTTGGGCAGAGTGAACTCGTACTTCTCAGCCAGCCGCCCAACAAGGGCTTCGACCTGCGCCGGGGACAAGTTATCCGGGAACTGAACCGCCCCCAGCTTCGGCAGGTTGATGATCATGGGCTTACTCCGTCAGGCCGAGCAGTTTCATGTCTTCATTATCAAGCAGGGACGAGACAGGGGTGGCTTTAGCCGTAGAGGATTGCGCACCGATGTAGTCGTTCTTACGAGTCTGGTACTCAGCCTGCGCCCTCGGTTGATCCGCCCAGTTCTTGCCGTACTGCTGAGACAACTGCCGCTCAAGGCGCGGGCCCGGGCCAGCTTCCCAATCTTTGAGCGCAGTCTGGCGAACACGGGCCAGTTGAGCAGCGGCACTGAGACCTTGAGCCGTAGCTTGCTGCTGACGAATCCGCATAAGCTGACCGAACTGTTCCCCGCGCTGGCTAAGCTGCGCCTGTGCAATCGCGCCTTGTTGACGAAGCTGCTGAGCTTGCAGTGCCAGTTGATCGCGAGAGTTCTGCAACACCTCGGCCTGCTGAGCCAGTTGTGCGGCAGCGGTGCGGTCGCCCGTACGCTGGGCAATCTCATACTGCCTGAGGGTAATTTGAAGCTGCGTGTCGGCCTTGTTGGCCTCGCGGATCGCCTTGCGGTAATCAGCGGAAACTTCAGACAGCACCGGAGAGGCTTCGGCCGCACTGCCAATAAACTTAGCGCCGGGTTTAGCAGCCGCTTGTGCCCACTTAAATCCGAACGCAGCCAGTGCGGCAGGTAGCGCTTCTTCCTTGAGCTTCTTGCCCTCACCCATTTGCGCCGCCACTAGCTCCCGCAGGCCCTTCATGTCTTCAGCCCGCTGGTCAGCAAAATACTGCTCCAGTTTTTTCTGGCTGGCCATCAAAGTTTCCAGCGGAGTGCCAGTCTGCCGAGACATCACTTGCAGGGCAGGAATGATGCTTTCAGAAGTCTTGGTCTCCTTCGGCTCTTTAGCAGCGGCAGCAGGTGCGGCAGCAGGTGCTACTGCCCGAGGAGTTTCTGTTTTAGCCGCAGCAAGGGAGGTGGGGGGTTCTTTGTACGCGCCACGACCTTCTTGGATGTCATAGATGTCCGAAAGCCCAACAGTTTTACCCTGCGCCCGCAACGCTTCGACGATCCGGGTTACTTCATCGTCTTTTCGTTTGGTAGGAGGGGTGTAGACCTCAGAAGAGCCTCCAAATTCAGGCCCTACATTAGCAAAGTCACCACCACCAGCAAGTGCAACAACACCTCCACCGGCCATCTCAGCCACATCGCTCTGCATGCTCTCGGGTAGAGCATTGAAGGCGTTACCCAGACCCGAACGGATAGACGCCCGCTCAGCCATCTCGGAGTCGATCATGGCAACGCGCTCCATGTCGCGGGCACCCAGCGCAGCCTGTTTAGCTTGCGCCAGTTGTGCATCGCTGAGCTTGCTCAGGATGTCCTCGATGTTTTGATCGCTGGTCACACCACCTTCAGCGTACTCGTTCTCATCCTCATCCTCATCGACAGAGCCGCCTTCAGCAAACATCCTGCTTAGGCCATACGCACCCATGCCGATACCCGCAAGCTGCCCCAGAGTGCTGCCCGGAGGTTGATACATGGTGTTGACGGTACCCAGCGGAGTGCCGCGCAGCATGCTGGACATGAACTCAAGCTGCTGATACGGATAGCGCTGCTGGTTCAGGAAATCCTGATACCGTGTGTTGAGCACATCCTGCACCTTCTGCTGCTGGAATCCACCAAGCTGGGCCTGCTGCTGACCCACTGCCATGCCCTGATTGATGCCCGTTCGGAATTGATCGGCGGCGCGGTCATACGCGGCTTGGAGGCCCTTGGTCTGAATGTCTCCCATCTGGGAGCGAAGGCCCCGCTCGCGCTCAGCACGCTGAATGGCTTCACGGTAACCACCAAACGCACCGGCTTGAGTAGCTTGCGCCTGCTGCTGTTGACCCAGAAGATCCGAAGCACGAGCGGCCTCTAGCTTTTCCCGGTCGATGACGTTCTGCATGTACGGGGACATGTACTGCGGAACTTGCCGGGCAAAACCTTCTGGGCCCGCATCCATCGTGGCGGCACCATAGAAAGCCTGCTGCTGAAGCGGCGTAAACTGGGCAAACCGTTCACCCTTGTACTGTTGGTACGGGTTCTTGGAGATGTCAGTCAGCGCTTCCGATTTGGCAAGCAGCCGCTGCGCGGACGGTTTAGCCCACTCTGGCAGATCAGAAATTTGAGTCTGCGTAGACGGTGCGTCACCACCGTCACTATAAACGCGCCGGGTCGAAGTCAGGCGACCGCCTTCGCCGTAGCCATCAAATTTGCTCGGGATGATCATTTCGCCACCTCAAAAAACTTCTGGTACACCACGCTCTGTACCTCAAAACCATGGTTCTGAGCCGTCTTACGCCAACCGGGACGCCCCACGAATTCAATACCTGCGCAGCCCGCTGCCTTAGCCGCGCCTTCTAGTGCCAAGAACATCTCATCCTCAACCATGAACATGTGGTTGGGCTGGCCCGCGCAATACTGCACGGTGAGCATCTTGCACTGAGGATACTGCTTAACTTCCGCAATCACGTGCCCATAGGCCACGTTATCTTTATGCACTGCCCACAGGAACATTTGCCCGTTGAGCAGGAACCGGACAATATCTTCAACGAGGGCGCGGCCACGTGTCCACTGCGCCGACTCCTGCAAATAGGGTAAGAGCGCCGGGACGACGCTCATGAGTTGACTGACAGGAACCAGCGTGATGTTCATGCCGGGAGGTGCTTATCGGCACGGCTGTTGACCGCAACCTTACCCTTACCAACCGACTTATTCCGCGCTTTTTGCACCCGATCCATCATGGCGTAGAGCTTACGGGCGCCTGCTTCGGTCGAACCGTTGCCCAGTTCAGAGACGATGCGGGCGGGCACCACAAACTCACCATCGGCCAGACGGGCAGGCTGCTTACGCCCAATCACGGCAGGAATAGAGTCACTTACGCCATCACCCGGGCCGCGAAGAAGCCGACCACCATCAGAGTAATCACCCAGATGACTCGCACCGCCACCTGCAAGATACGAGAGCCCGCCGCCAGCCATACCATTTCTTCCATAACGCGGCGAGAGTTCATCAGCCTCGATGCCGGAGACGCGCTTGGCGTAGTCGATGCCTCGTTTGTAGATGGAGTACGCATGCTCGTTGTCTCCTTCCTTGATGGCTTCGTAGGCGGGCTTGATGTAGTTACGGTACATGCCCTTGTACAGACGGTCAGCATTCGGGTGCGCATCAAGCGCAGCAACGATCTTGGGCGCGTTCTTGTAGTACCACGCAACGTCCTTGGATTTCTCCTTGTTCTTGCGCATGTACGTGTCACGGAAGCGGCGCAGGGTAGACAGCACTTCGCCATCGTCGTCTTGGCCCATGTGCTCAACAGCAGCCGTGGTCAGGAAGCAGCCACCGCCACCCCCACCGCCGCCACCGCCACCACCATCACCACCGGCACCGCCATCACCAGCACTTGCGCCACCAGCATCGGCTCCGCCTTCGCCAACACCACCATCGCCAACACCACTGTCGCCAACACCGTCGTTACCACCAATACCAGCGGCGGAAGCAGCGGCAGCGGCAGCGTCACCAGACCCACCATCGTTGTTACCCGTGGTGTCCCCACCCGGGCCAACTCCACCTTCAGCGGCGGCACCGGCAGCGGCTGCTGCGGCAGCGGCAGCGGCATCAGACGCAGCGTCCATACCGTTAACCGCATCTACGCCACTCGGGTTAGTGCCGGGGCCCATCACGCCTTCCGCACCAATCGGGCTACCAAAACCCAGCGCGGGGTGTGCACCAACGTCCATGGCGTTTTGCGCATCGACGGCAGACGGGTTAGTACCGGTGGGGTCGATACCCTCGGCGATCATGTTCTGCGTGATGACCGCAAACGGATCCATCGTAGCTTGGATCATGCCCGGAGTAGTCAGGCCAAACACGGTCTGCGCCGCCTGCGTAATCGCGGACATCACGGGGTTGTCAGCATAGAACGCGGCTTGCTCCGCCGGGGTCATATCCGCCCATGCTTGGTTACCAACAGCGTCTGTGCCGTTATATGCATACGGATCAACCGAGGCAAACAGATTTTCCTCCGCAGTGGGGGCACCCTGTGCTGGCACTTCTTTGTAGGACTGCGTGACCGGATCGTAGACGTAGACCATGCCCGGGTTAATGCTAGGCAGGCTTGCAAACGCGGGAGTTTCGGCGGGGGCGGTGAGCGCCGGAGCGGGAGCCGGAGCAGCCACTCCAGTCAGGCCCATCAAGCGGCGAAACACATTTTCGGATTCCCCAGACATACCCGCGATGCCACCATCGGCCATACGCTGCACATAGCGAGGACGGAAGAACGCCTGCTCTTCGGTGCCGCTGTATGCGGGAGGGGCCTGCCGCCCCGGGTCGTAGTCATACTGGAAGGGGTTAGGGCCACTGCCCTTGTACTGTTGCCCGCCTTCTTGACCACCAATCAACATGGGGGCAGCGGCGGCACCGCCGTACTTCATGAGCCCTTTGGCCCCACCAATGTTCTGCATGAACGCATCGCGCCCCGCCTCAGTGGTAAGACCCTTAAAGCCCGCGCCGATTCGGTCAAACGGCCCCATCGCGTTCATACCCGCAGTGGGATCACCTGCTGCGGCAGCAAGCCGCGCACCTTCAGGAACCGTCGTGGCAGCAGCGCCGGTAACACCACCCATCAAGCCTGCGCCACCATAAGCGCCAAGACCTGCCATCAAGCCCCTGCCAAGATTGCCGGTAGCAAGCGCGGTGCCCCCACCCACAAGACCTGCGGCCATAAGGGGGCTAAGTGCCCCACCGGAAGCAATAGAAAGCCCGGCACCGATCACGGTGGGCAAAATATTTTTTAGGAAACCCGCTTCCGGAAGGCCGGTGTCGGGGTTGAGAGTCAGCGACCCACCATGAGCTTTGGCTAGCGCTTGCAGCCCCGCAACTTCCCCGGGGGCCATGTGAACCAACATACGGTCGGGGCCCCGACCTTTGGAAGCAAGATGTTGTGCGGCAAGTTGCAGGCTCATTGTGGCCTCTCGGAAAGGGGGTTGATTGAGTCTATCACGCAGGTAAGTTAGACACAAACGTGATTGTGGCGATGATGGATGGTGTGGCTGGTATGGCCGGAGTTGATCCGCTGGCTGTCACCGCAGGGAAATGCTCCAAGGAAACCCCCGAATCACTGACGCGCCACATGATCTCTACGTAGTCGGTCGCCTGCAACTCAAGAAAGAAGTTAAGTGCGGCGATCAAACGGCTTGCAGAGCCCGTAGATTTACGGGCCTTGATACCAAACTGACTGTTTGACCCAGTTACATCTGTGCCGTTAACTCGGAACCAAATATCTATTTCTTGAACATCGTTGGTGGTGTTAATAAACTGAGCACTAAATTGCAGGTTATAGATACCCGGCTGTTCAACAGTAATCTTGGATGGCAGATCGCCCGTGAGCGTGGTGGACGCGACCGTCTGGGAAATGTTAACCGTGTAGGTGCCCACCCCACCCGTGGTGCCAGTAAGCTGCGCCACGATCCGGGTACCCGCCGTCACACCGGTGCCGGTCAACTGCATGGACGGGTAGATCGACCCGGAGGTCACCGCCGACACCGTAAGCGTGGTCAAGGTGATGCTGCCAGTTACGACAGCGGAATGGCTTTCTACTGAAACTCCATTACTGAAGTCCGTAGTGTTAAAACGCATATAGTACGCAACAGCCGTGGAGCCGTCCGTCTGGTCAGTGTCGTCTTGAAACGCGCCATACGGGAAGTCCAACCATTTACCACCCCGGGGGCCCAGCACGTTGGAGTTGGTGGCGTCCAACTGGTTGTAGTACAGGCGCTGCGCGTTAGTAAGCTGCTCCATGTACGGCCGATCTGGCAAGAGCGGCGACAGCGGCAGGTTAGGTGCCTTGGGGATGAGAAGTTTGGTCATCGACGGCCATCCGGCTTAATGTCGATCCGGGGTGCACCAAGCTGCCACTGAAGGCCCACTTGGTTACCAGCCACCTTGAACGACATCTGGCGACCCCGCACCCGGATATAGACCTGCCCGGTGAACTGTTCGATCGGCACGGTGGCTCCGCGCACCACAGGAGCGTTGTCCTGCCCGCCAACAGACGGGGGCGTGTTGTAGCCAGAGCCCGAGTTCTGCATGGGCAGCAGCGTCATCGTCACCTGCGGGCTGGCCGCAGTGGAGCCCCGGAACGTGATGTCTGGGATCAAGCGCCAGATGAAGCCAAAGTTGTGGCCATCGCCGATGTCGAACTCGGACGAGGTGATGTACGAGTCAATTGCCACTGGGGTACCGGTGACGTTATCGTCCACCCCAAGCTCATGGAACACCAAGTTGTTGGAGTACGTTGCAGCCATCGGGTACTCGTTGAGCCCCGAGTCGATCCACGCCGTGCGAGCCATCGTGCCGTAGTACCAGATGTCCTCGGCGTAGTTATAGACGACGTATTTATCTACCGTGGTGGAATTGGCTGAGCAGTAGAACCACCAGACCTCGTTGAAACCCTCATCAGTACCCGCGAAGAACTGATCTTGCTGCTCTAGATTGATGTCACTGAAAATGTATTGGCGCAGGTCGCAGCGCAGGGTTTGCACCCGACCGTCGTAGCGGTAGAACTTATCCACGCCCATCCAGAACACCACGCCCGAGGCAACGACCGCCGTGTTGACGCCCGCAATAGATATGTTGTCACCAAGAAGCTGAGCACCCCACACATACGGAGGCCCGAGGTACTGAAGCGAGTACGCCGACGCATCGGTGAACACCACAATCTCTTGCCGGGTCTGCACGTAGCTGCGGATTTCAGAACCGTGAGATAGGCGCAAGCCCCCCGCTTGGTTGGTAGCTGAAGGAGTCCAGTCCACCACGGATTCCTGCGCCGTCCAGCGGATGAACATCGGGTCGATCTCGGTCTCACCAATCGGGTTGCAGCCCAGCGCGATGACAAATCGGCTCACATCCGAGACCGTCATATTGTTAACGGCTACTGGCACGTCCGAAGCACCAGCAAGACTGGAAACCGGGATACCCCGAGGAGAAATGTAATGAGTGCCGCTCTGAGACCCCGAAGTGATGATCGCCGCGCCACCCGGGGTTAGCGCCAGATTGCACGTGCTTCCTGAGGCGTTGACCACATAATAAGTAACGCCGATGGACAACCCCGTAGGAAGCGCCCCCGTAGTCTCCAACACAACAGCGGTGTTGTTGATGAGTTGAGAGCCCGAAAATGTCACGACCCCCGGCGAAGCAATCGTCACCGTGAAAGTCTGCGGCAGCACACCGATCTTGGCGTTCCAGTAATACAGCGGGCCACCTCGGTAGCCGAATACAAGATCTTCACCGAAGTTGTTCTGATACCAAAGCCGTGCACCAACGATCGATGTCGTACCAATACCCCAAGGCCCAGAACCCCACGTACCTGCGCCCCAACCGCTCAGCGGGGTAGGAACCTCGTTGCCAGTTGGGATTTCATAGACCGCGTAAACGGACGTACCACCGTTACCAACATCTTGAGCGGTCGCCGCCACCGGAGACTGGATGGTGTAGCTATTGCCGTTAACGACGGTGACTTGAAAGTTCTGATTTAGAACCGCTGAGGTGATACCTGTATTAGTCTCTAGAGTAAAAGTGCCAGAACCCGCAGTGGTCGTGCTAATGGCCGCGCCGTCCGGGACGTTGGCGAAGTTCACCATGGTGCCCGACACCACACGAATATAGTAGACGACCCCCGTGAGCAAGCCGGTCGGCAAAGAGCCCCCGGCAGATACCGAGAGCAGTACGGGGGTGTTATCCGCCAGCGCCGAGGTGAGAACGAAGTCGGTCGCCGTAGACCGGGTGAACGCCTGAGAACTCAACCCCAACGCGCCAAGGAAAGTCACGAAGTCTCCGGTCTGACAGCCGTGGGCGTTATCAGTCACCGTGATAGTGGTGGAGCCCGTGGTCGCCGCAAACGGGCCAGAGAGCGGGCCAGCGTAAGACCGCGCCGGGGTAATGTCGTTGTACGCTCCGCCCTGCGTAATATAAAACTTAAGATTAGTGCCAACACCAGTAAGCACCGACGGATCTGTGATGGTGCCCCAAGTCCACAAAGACCGGCAAACACCTAGATACGTATTGGGGGAGATGCGCTCCCAACCCCCGAGCTTTTCAGGGGTGCCCTGACGAAAGCGCACCTTGTCGCACGAGTACCAGCCGCCCTCAGTGGTATAGCGGGTGTTCTCGCGGTTGACCCCGGGCTTGAAGAGAATTTTCTGGAGCGGCATTGTGCACCTTATGCCGCCGAATCGACCATCCCGGCAGCAGCAACTTGGACTTCTTGGACACGGCGACCCCAACCTTTACCGAACGTGTCCCACGTAGGCAGCGCCTGAAGAAACGCCAGCCGGATCTGCTGGTATTTTTCCACAATATCTTGTGCGGGCATAGCGTTGACCGCCCGCAGCGTGCCGGGCCCGATCGCACCATCTGCCACTACATCTACAGCTTGTTGAAGCCACTTAGCCGCCCGGCCCGGGCCCGAGTTAATGGCGGCATCAAACACGAGGTAGTCCACCCCAGACGGCAGATCGTCGCCCCGGATCTTGTCCCAGTACTTGGTCTTGTACATGGGGGCCACCATCTCAGCGGTCAACCCGCGCATGGTTTTCTCGTCCACCTCATGGCCCACCCACTCCTCCCAGACGCGCTTGGTAACGCCAAGATTGGTCATTCCCCCGGGATCTTTCGGATGGTTCACGAAGCCTCCCTCGTGGTGGAGGACAGCGGCCAGAGCGTCGAGAAAGTTCTCTTTCATTTGGTTTTGGACATCAATTCGGTTTTAGCCTGCGAGCCAGCGGAAGAGCCAAAGTAGTAGGCGATGATGCCCGTCCACGCGGTGCCAAGGGAGCCCAGCATCATGGTCAGAGCCGTGTTATCAGCCACGGACATCTTGCCGAACATCATTCCGCCAAGAATGGCGAAGAAGCCCACCGTGACCGAACCGGCCAGCAGCGGAGGCACCCACGAGCGCGTAGCGGCTTGCATCTCCCGGGCCGACTTGCGGTCGTCCACCGCCAGCTTCTCGAAGTTCAGCCCAAGCTCGTTGGCTTGCTTCTGGAGTTCAATCTCCGCCACTTTGATGCTGGCGATCTGCTCAGCGCTCAACTTATTGTTGGAGATGAGGTCACCGACTTTCTCAGGCTCCACACCGATGGCTTTAGAAATGGCGGAGACCGCCATGCCCGCAAGCGGGCCACCCATCGCCGTAGCGATCGTAGGAGCGATCTGTTTAAGCCATTCCATTATTTCTTCCCCAGTTTCTCGCGCTCTTCAAGCAGCCGGACTTTGACCTGAAGCTCGTTGATGTGCTGCATCAACTGTTCTTTCAGCATCGCCCTGCGTTCAGCCGAGATCGGGCTGTCGGTCGGGATGCCCTCTTTGGTGATTAGCGCAGGCATCTGGCCTTCGATCTTGGTCAGGCGCTCAGAGAAAGACGCGACCTGCCCCAGCAGCCAAGCCAGCGCAGCCACCACGATAGGGATGACCGCCTTGAGAACGTCTGACCATGCCATGGGTTACTCCGGTTGCGGATCAGCAGGCAGCGGCGTGTTGCCCTCGGCCAGCCACTTCAGGTACTGCTGGTAGTCGGTGTTGTCGGGGTCGAATGGAATCCAAGTGCGATCCGCAAGCCGCAAAACGCAGTTCTGCCCAGAGGAGGTATTTACAAGTTGGTACATCACAACTCCGCAGAAAATTTCATTTGCCCGGAAGTGGTCAGGCTAAACAGTCGAAGTGCTTGGCCCCCGGTCGCCCCAGTAAAAGTTACAACAAGGGCGTAACCATCCGGGTTCATTTGGTCACTACTAACCCCGGTGGGGTTTGCATCGCCAGAGATAGAGTATTTAATATCCGTGCCAAGCGTACCGGAATAACTGAAAGAGGGGGTACTCCGCATCGTAGTCTTGAGCCATCCAGCAACATAACCTTGCGTAGAAGACACCACGTTCCCTACGCCGATCATGTAAAAACCAGACGCGGTTGCAGCAAACTGCTGGTAATACCGCTGGCAGGCGCGGAGCATCGCGCCGTACTCCACGCGCTCGAAGTTCGTGGCGTTGGTTCCAGCTTCAAGCTGGACGCCGGTGATGTAGAAGGTGGCTCCGTTGGTGGCGCAAATGTTTACCTGCCCCGTAGCACCTGTAGCGCCACTTGCAGCCCACGCTCCCGCAGTAGTCAACTGCGACGATCCAGACCCCAAGTTAAAGGTCAGAACGAGCCCAGAAGAGTTGTTGGTGCTCCAAGTACCAGTTGTGTCACCGCTGATGGTGACCGTTTTATACTCCCACGTATTCGCGGCGGAAATTGTGAATGTGAACGGGTATGTGCGGTTTTCTGCCCCATTTTGAATCGCCCCGCTAAATGTTCCAGTCAAGGAACTACGCACCCAAAAAGAAAGTGTGACTGTGGAAGCGCTGGCGGTTCCCCACGCAAGATCCGCAATGTTAAATCCCTCGATCCGCTGACGAAGCAAGTTAACGTCAGTGCTGCCGGGGGTAGCCGCAGAACTCACTGAAACACCAAGATAGTTGCTAAACCCTGTGGGGGGTGTAACAGACCCTAAGTTTTGCTGTAGCGTGAAACGCCCGGTGGGGTTGAAGTTGTAAACCCAACGATCAACAGCGTACGCGGCTTGCGTTGGTGTGATGCTCGCCCCAGCATTGCGCTGGTCGATCCGCATGTCGCCGTTGATGATGCGGTTGCGGAAGCCCTGCAAGCTCAGCGCCGTGGGGGTCATGCCGTTGATGGTGGCTGTGTTGCCACCGCTGGCGTCTTGGTAGGTGTTGGCTTTTACGAGAGACATTGAACCTCCAATTAGCGGAACACCGCGACGTTGACGCCCTGCACATCGGTGCCGGTCTTAGCTTGGCTGACAAAAATCGAAACTGCGCCGGTCGTCTGGGCAAGGTACGCAGCGGAAGCGTTGGTCTGCGGGGACAAGGTTGGAGGGTTACTGCTACCAGAGTTGTCACCAGAGGCAGCCCCAACCACACTGTAGTTAGCGTCCGGCATAGCCACGGAGAAATTGATGTAGTAGAAACCGGCACCCGCGTCCGTGACGCTGGCCACACCCCCGCTGGCGCGAATGGTGCTGCGAACAATAGACACGTTGCCGCTAGTGGTGCCCGAGGTTCCGTGAGTAACGGTAAAAGTATTGGCGTCCGGAACCGTGACCACAGTAAAGATGCCGTCGGCAGCAGTACCAGAAGTGAAGTCAAGATACACCACGTTCCCGACAATCTGGCCGTGGTTAGTGGCTGTCACCGTCACCGTCGTGCCCGAGCGGGCGTACGTCCCAGCGAGGTTGGAGTTTGCCGTACCGTTGAAGTTGACCCACGCACGGCAGCCGTAAGCCACGGCCGCAGAACCGTAGCCAGAGTTGAACGACAAGTTGCCGCTGAAAGAGCCGGTGGTGCCAGAAATCGGGCTACCACTGACTTGCACCGTACCCGACGCATCAGGCAGATCAAGCGTGCGGTCTGTGTTGCTGTTGGGCGAGGCAATCGTGAAGATGCCCGTGCCCGAGGCGTTGCCTTGGATCTTTACTTGACTCATTGTGCGGCTCCTTCAAGCGCTGGGACTTCAACCCACGAAGTTGTAGCCTCGTCCCAGCCATACGCCTTACCGTCCTGCGGCATCGGAGTTGGGGCTGACCACAAGCAGCTATCTTCGTTCAGCACCCAAGAAGGATAGGGTTTCGGCGGAATAAAAGCGTCACGCTGCGCGTCATAAGTAAACCCGATGCCCGCAAAATTTTTACGGAACGGGCGACCTTCGGGGTGCTGCCCACCGTGGGTGTTGTAGCTGGTTTGAAGCCACTGACCGGGGGAACTATCCACGAAAGAATCAAAAAAGTCCGGCTCGGCAACGATCACTTGAACAACAAGGCCGTCAACAACTTTTGCAAAATGTGCCATGTTTTTCCTCACGCCGTAAAGGTGCCGGAAGTGGTGAAGGTGTGGTACGTGTACCCGCCCGCAGAAGTTACGGTGCCACCAGTGCCGCGTTGATCGCCAGAATAGCGGATCACAACAACCCCCGAGCCACCATTACCGCCTGTCGTACCGGGGTTGCCGCCACCGCCACCGCCACCACCCGTGTTTGCTGTACCAGAAGTACCCGGGCTACCACCTGTACCGCCACCGCCAGTACCTCCAGTACCTCCAGTACCCCCGCCACCACCCGCATAGGTGGTGCCGTTCGACCATGTTGAGCCGTTACCGCCCCGGCCCGCACCCGCAGTGTTACCTACCTGAGAAGCGCCGCCGCCACCGCCCGCTTGGAATCCTCCAGCACCGCCACCGCCGTTGTTGCCTTGACCGGCAGTTCCAGAACCTCCGGATGTAGACCCGCTAACCCCTGCGCCGCCGCCTCCAGAACCTCCAGATGCGCCGTTACCGGAATAACCGCCAGCACCGCCACCAACCGCAGTTGTAAAAGATGCAAGCGTGCTGTTAGAACCGTTGGTAGGAGAGGAACCCCGGGAACCGCCACCCCCCACAACCGCAGAGAATGTTTGCCCAGACGTAACGGACTGAGACCCCGTTACATACCCACCGCCGCCACCACCACCAGCGTTTGAGACTGTGGGGTTTCCGTCTGCGCCGCCACCGCCGCCCGCAACAATCAGATACTCAATTGTGTACGGGGGAACGGAGTTAAAACCGTACCACTGTGCGCTCACAGAGTCATACCACTCGGGGGTGCCGGTGGTAGTGTTTAGCCGAATCATTCCAGCCGTTGGGGAGGCCGGACGTTGTGCAGTAGTGCCCGCAGGAATCGTGTTTGAGCTTGTTGCAGTAGAAACGAGCGTCCCGGTTGTTGAGATACCGGTTGTACCATTGATCGTTACTGGCATTTTTATTCCTTCCTTAGATTACAGTCCAGACAGCACCGGACGAGACCGTTACCGTCACGCCGCTGTTTACCGTAATAGGGCCGAACGTACCCGCGTTCTTGGTACCGGGAATCGTGTAGTCAGTCGTTACTGTCTGGTCGTTTTCAAAAAACACTTGGTCAGTGCCCCCGCCCGTTGCACCACCACCAGCACCGGCGATCTGCACAAAGTCGCCCGCAGATGTATCCCACGCAACAAGAGACGAAGTGCCTGCCTGTAGCAGCACCCCCGCCGTCGGAGAACCGGGCCCGCCCTTGACATACATAGGGCTGTCCGAGTTGTTAACAATAACGTAGGTCTTACTCTGCTTTGGCGCGTAAATATTCCGCGTAGTCCCGGGAGTCCCGGTAGCAACCAAAATAGCCGTACGCGCTTCGTTGGCCGCACCACCAGCAGTGGTGGAAAGCGTCCAATCACCGGCGGTGACATCAGCCGTGGAAGTGGTAGCAATCGAATCTTCGATCAGTTGAGTCAACTGGCTGTTGACCGTGCTACCCCACGTGTTGTTCAGTTCCCCGGTGACGGGCTGCACGAACCCGAGCAGCGAGGTGTATGAAGACGGCATTCAAGGCTCCTTCGTGTCAATGTTGCGCCAGTCAGGATTGGCTGAAGTAGAAATATCCTGCCATGTGGACGGCCCAACACTGCTTGTTACAGACCAACTTGGACTCACCGAAGTTGGAATATTTTGCCATGAGGATGGCCCAGTGTCATCAATAACGCCCCAGTTCGCTGACTGCGCATCGATGATCAACTCCCATTTCAAACGGGCGATTATTTGATCCGCCGCGTTTATATTTTCTTGGATTAGGGCAAAAAACGTAGCAAATACTGCGAGCACATCCTGCGCCGTAGCAGCCTCAGTCACCTCCACTGGAAAAATAGCGTTTGTGGCAACCGCATCAACCCCAGCCGCAGAATCCGAAACTGCGGCGTTGTAGATTGACTGCCCAACGATTTGATCCTGCGCTGCGGCGGTTTCACTTACGCTACCGAAGAACGTGAAACTGGAGGCGGTAGCATCAACTCCCGCAGCCGACTCAGCAACCTGCGTTGAGTACACCGGGGTAGAAGCCACCGCGTCAGCCCCAACAGCGCTTTCATTAACCCGCGTAGCGTAGGTGGGGACACTGCTAGTCGTGTCTGCGGCTCTAGTGACTTCTGTGACGGATGCCGGGAACGTGGCATTTGCGGAAACGCTATCCGTACCGATTGCGCCCTCATCCACCACGCCAAACACAGCATGCTGCGTGAAGGTGAAATCGCTGCCTTGGGCTGTTTCAGAAATTACGGGGTTCAGCACAGCCCCCGCCAGAACGGAGTCCGCGCCGGTAGCGCTTTCGGAAATGTTGGTGGCGTAGGTCGGGGTCGCAGAAACCGAGTCGGTGCCCGTAGCGGTTTCGCTGATTGCGGTCAAAAAAGTCGCCGCTGCCGCTACCGAGTCCGTACCCGTAGCAGTCTCAGAAACCGCCGCTAAGAGTGAAACGGAAGAAGCAACGCTGTCCGTACCCCTAGCGGATTCAGATACCGTGCTACCAAAAGTAATCCGGCCCGCTGTGGTATCGGAACCTCTAGCAGTTTCACTGATCGCCGCCAGAACCGACACCTTGGCACTGACCGCATCCTGCGCTGTAGCGCTTTCAATAACCGCAGCCGTGAACACATTCCCCGCCAACGCAGAGAAGGCGGTTGTGGAGAACGCATAGAAGCCGAACATCAGACCACCGTCCAAACGGAGCCAGAGGGCACTGTCACTGACACCCCAGAGGCAATCGTTATCGGGCCTCCGCTAATCGCGTTATGCCCATCATTGATGGTGGACGACTGTGTGATGGTCGCCTCGTTCTCGATGTACCCCATACCACCAATCACGGCACGAACGGCGGGGTAATCGCAGAACACATCCTTGGTACCAGCAGAAAAGTTGACTAGCGCCCCCGCGTTGCTGGAGGCCAGCACCGTATTACGGGCGAGCGTAGTACCGGCGGAGGTGTATGTGCCGATACCTACCTCCCACTCGGCGGTACCTTGCCCAGCGATGGTGTAGTAGGTAGTGTTGCCGTTGCCGATTGCCGCGAAGGTTTGAAACCCCGTGACTGCCCCCGCCAGCGTCACCGTACCGGTGCCAGTCGTTGTCGTTGTCTCGCGGACTCGATCCGCAAGGACGAAGGCCATATTAGGCCCCCGTCAGTTGGTCTTCGTCGAACCAGCGTTGTTGCGTGACACCGTTGGCATCCACCCACTCAACGAGGTACTGAATGATGCCGCTGTCGTCCATGCGCAGAGCCAGCACAGGGCCTTGCGGCACCACGCTGGTCAGCTTCACAACATCGCCCTTTTTGAACGCGGTAGCCATGCGGACTCCTTAAACAGCGTCAAGGCTAAAGGTGTAGGTCACAGTCAGCGTGTCTCCAGACACAACCGAGCGATCGCCGGGAGACTGAAAGTCCGAAGCCGAGAACAGAATGCCCGTCGTGCCACCCTTGGTGTTGTCACTGGTCAGGAACGCGCCGCCAACAGTGGTCGTGCCGTTGATGCTGAACGTGGCCGGAGAAGCGCTGTTGGTGATCACAGACGGGTCAGCGGTAGACGCCGCAGCGAACGTAACAGCGGGGCGAGTGGCTTGGCTGTATGCCGTCACTTCAGTCCAGCCAGCGTGAGAGGCCATGGTATCGCCAGCGGCGGGGTTATTTGACGCAGCGGCACCGTACAGACCGATGTACCATGCAGCAGTGTAGGAACTGCCCGTGAAGTACTTGTCGTTCATGTCCTTGAGACCGACGTTGACCACAAGGTTGTGATTCTCTTCGGCCCATTTCAGGTTACCGTCTTTGTCATGGCACTGAACGGTGAAGACGCCGCCAGCTTTAACTTTTTCGTTGAACATGGGAACTCCTTAAACGAGTCGAATGAGCGCAGAGGTGCTAGTGTTAGCAGGCATCTGCACAGTGAAAGCCAAGGTAGAGGTCTTATCAGACCCGAAGTCCAACACGCACACCGCGCCATTGTCGCCGGGTTTGTAGATTAACGCGCCACGGGCCGTGATCGCGCCCGTCCACGCCGGAGAAGAGAAACTCACATAAGTGACGCTACCGTCAGCCGTGGCCTGCGAAGAAACAGTGGCCGTAACCACCTGCCCGCCAGCAACATAGTCCCCACCAGAAGCCTCACCCGTTGCGGCGTACGCCGTGGTGGTCTCATCCAACGTGGCTGCATTGGTGTACAGCGCCAGATAAAAAGTATCTGACGCAAAGTTGAAGGAGCCATTCATCAGCCCCGACCGCAGTGAGTTGCAGGAGTAGTTGCCGGTAAAGGCCATCAGACGACCCCGTTATTCTGAGGTAGCGGTGCCACCCGGAACTGCCCACTGCGGTACGCATCGCTACGCTCCAGACCATCGCCCAGACGCTTGGCCAGTGCAAGGGCTTCACCGTACTTAGTGTTGTACAGCGCCATCATGTCGGGCTCACCCTTCATGTATGTGTACGCTTCAACCAACGAGCCATACAGCAGCACGGAGTCAAAGTTATCGCCCAACCAAGTCTGACCATCCGCAGCCACCGTGATGGACTCGGGGTAGAAGAAGTAGTGAAGCTCTACCGGGTACTGCGCATCGGGAGTAGGGCCCAGAATGAAGCTCAGTTCATCCGTCAGCGTCGGGTTTGGGCCTGCGGTGGTAGTTGGGCCAAACAGCGCGTAAAACTTCGGGGTCGCAGTATCGTTCGGGTTTGGATACGCCTGCCGGATGAAGTTCACATCCTTGTTCAGCAGGTACTCGTAGTTGCCCGATGCGTTAACGATCGCTATCGAGTACACCGCCAAAAAATCAGTCGGTGCAGATAGATACTTGTTAGCCGCCGTAGTCAGACCCGTCACGTTCTTGCGCAACGACGGAAACTGCACCGAGTTGTAGATGCGCTGCTCGGCCTGCTGAATGAACCGATTGAGCACGGACGGGTTCGTCGCGTACTCAAAGGTATTTTCAGTGTAGTCCTGAATTGCAGTAACAAGCTCGGTGTAGTTCATTCATCACCTCAAGCCATCGGGCCACGCGCCATCAAACCTTTGGTAGCCGCGCCAGTGCCACGGATCTTGATACCAGAAGTTTTGACGGGCTTGTACGCGTTGCTACGAGTATTGGCCACCGACGTGTTGGCTTCACGCAGGTACTGCTGGTTGTTGCTCACACCAGCTTCCTGCATCGGGGTGTATTTCGGGGTTTTGTAGGTGGCCATCTCAGGCTCCTTTGCGGCCGGGGCTGCGCTGGTTCATGACCTTGGCCATGTTGCGGCCGTACTTGAGCATGTCGGCGTTGGTCTTGCCGCCAGCTTTCAGTTTGGTCATAGGCTTGCCCGGGTGCATAGCCTTCTCGTGCTTATGCACGGCGGTTTTAGCGGCTTTTTTCGCGTCCATGTTCGACTCCTTACGTCGTTACAGCAGTAACTGTACCAAGTTCTATTTGCAACACCAAGTTATTCGGTGTCAGCCCGTCATCATTCGCCCGAGACCCTCCAACGGGGTTCCACCCCCATTGAAAAATCCGGCTACCTTGCTCCACCGACCCGGTACCGTTGGGCCCTGCGCCTGAGACGATTTGCAGGCCGCTCGTGCCCGAAAGCCGATAACTCCGGTCAGGTCGCGGGTTGCGCAGGCCCTGCGGGTCATCCACCGGATACATACCCAGTTGAAGCTGCGGCTGATCAGGATCCCAACACTCGGGGCATACCAACAACTCATAGTTCTTGGTCTTGATGACCTCACGCTTCAACTGCGTCAGCTTAAACCGCTGGTCACAGCGGTCACACTGAGCGATTGCATACTTACCACTGGCAAACCGATTGCCCATTAGTAAGTGCTCCCAATGAACTGCTGACGGGGGACAAACCGCAGTGCGGCTTTTTCCCGGTCTTCATCCGCCGCCAACTGCCAAGCCTCGTCGTACTGGGCCTTAAGGATGGGGAGTCTGTCCATGGCGGTGGGAACCTTCATGGCGAGGTAGTAGGCCAGACCCGCCACCATGCATGGGATGAACCGGAACGGCATGTCCATTGTGTTTACGCCGTTACCCGCATCTTGAATACGGCGCAGCCGCCAGTACACAAGCTGATACTGCTGCGAGTCGTCCGGCACAGGCCAGACGGTAAAACGGGGCGTATCCAACCGCTCAATCCAGATCTGGATAGGGCGTCCCTGCGTCAACTTATTAGGAATCGTGGCGTAAGTAGAAACACTAATCCGGGTGATCGTCAGGTCAGCCTGCGTAGCCGCGTTGCCCGCACCCGTGCGGATCACATGCTCCAAAAGGTCAACGGTATCCGCCGGAAGGTTGTACATGGCTACGCCGGGGGTCAAGACTTGGGTGCCCTGTTCGAACGTCCACATGTTCACGCCCCGGTTGGCCCAGTCAGCGAACATCAGGTTCAGGGAACGCCGGGCGGTCTTGAGGTCATACCCCGTGCGAAGTTCAGAGCCACAACGCTCAAACGCCTCTTCCACGATCTCCACAAGATCGAGGTTAAAAGTTGCGGTGCCAGAAGTAGCCATTACCTAAACCTCGCTGTCTTTTTTGCCACCGTCTTAGGCTGAGCCACGAACTGCTTGCCCGCCTTCTTGCCCGCCCGCTTAGCCCGGGTCGTTGCCGCGTATTCTGCGGGAGACAACGCCTTGATGGCCGCTTCGGGCAAGTATCGCTCACCCGTCTTGGAAGACGGCTTGCCGGACTTGGTACGCCACTTTTGGGCAGTCCAGTCCTTGAGCGATTGCTGCGGGTTCTTCATACCATTTTGCCGCGAGTTTTACCGCGTTGGGCGATGCCATCGGCACGAGAGGAAGCAGTCATGCCGCCTTTTTTCATGCCCCGCCCAGCTTCACGACGTTCTTCTGCCGCCGCTTCTCGCATGGCTTGCCGAGCGCGGGGGTCAAAAAGCGCCTCGCCCGCCGTCTTATCCTCTTTATTAAAAATCTCTTCCGCTTTCTTGTAGCCCGCACTGCGAGCGCCGGGGCTGCGCGAGGTGCCAAAACCATTGTCGCCGCGCAACCTGTCCTTAATTTTTGTCGAAAGCTTATCCGCGATATCACTCACGCCGTACATCGACTTTTTATCAAGCTCCAACTCTTCGCGCATCATGCGCTCACGAGGTGTTTCTTTCTCAGCCACGATAACCTCCACCTTTGGCCTTGTACTGCTTAGCCAGAAGCTGCGCCTTGCGGGCCGACCACTGCCCTGCGGCAGTACCCTGCACCGCCTGCGCCTTGATACGGTTAAACAGCGCCTTGCGCATGCCGGGGTTGGTGTAGTTGCCAGCCGCGTTGACCTTGGACTCTACCTTTCCGCCCTCGGCGTACTGAGTGAAATCGGTGTCGTCCCGCCGGGCCTTCTTGACCCCTTTGGGCATCTTGCTGGGGTTTATGGCCCCCATGCCACGGCTGGCCATCATGACTAGATCACCTTCCCACGGGTCTTGCCGCGCTGGGCGCAGCCATCAGCGCGAGCAGAAGCGGAGCCGCCAGAGGCCATCCTCTTAGGTGCCATGGGAGTGGAAGCGGGGGCAGAGGCGGGCTTCATCGGGGGCTTAACAGACTCATAGCCCTTTTGTTCCCGGCGATCCACTTGTTGGTACAAAGAGTCCAACTCGGGAACGGATTTACCAGCTTCACGCTGCTTCTCCAACTCCCGAATGCGATCCATCATTTTCTGATCCATGTCAGCCCCTTAGTACATCTTGCACTTGGTTTTGCCCCGCGAAGCGATGCCATCGCCCCGCTTGGACGCGGAGGAGGTCGAGCCACCAGAGGCCATCTTCTTGGCGGCAGGTTTAGCCTTGATGGCTCCACCCTTTTTCTTGACCGTGAAGTCTCTGCCGCCGATGTTCTCGCGCAGCGCCCGCATCGCGGCTTCGTAGCCGGGGGCGTTGGGGTCAAGGCCATAGCGCGAAGCGTTCTCGCGCAGCATCTCTTCTTGACGGGCCGTAGCGCGGGCACCGCGAGCAGACTCCCGCATCTGGGTAGCCGACGGGCCAGTCAGACGAGGGGTAGGAGCAGGAAGCGCGGCTCGACCGGCGGGGCCGGGCAACTCTTTCAGGTAAGGTGCTGCGGACTCAGCGGCGCGGGCCCCCGTACGGTTAGCCAGACCTTTGGCAAGCGCAGCAACACCTTTGAGGCCGGGGCCACCAATCAGGTACTCCTCGGGGCTCACGCGCTCCAACGCCTGCGCCTCGGCTTGCTGGCGCATCTCTGGAGACATCGGAGGCGGGTTGTACGCAGCGGCAGGGGCTTCAGGGCGGCGACGGGGAACATAGTTCTCCATGCCGACTCCACCAGCACGGCTGTTGGTGCTTACCGCCGCAGGAGCCTCGGGGCGACGACGGGGAACATAGTTCTCCATGCCGACACCACCAGCGCGGCTATCAGTGCCCGTACGAACAGCAGGTGCCCGAACAGACGCGGGAGCAGCAACGGAGGCCGGTGCGCGAGTAGCGACCGTGCCCGGGTCGTACATCTCACCCGTCTCCATGTTGCGGCGAAAACCCCCCGGGTGAACACCACCACCGATGTCCCGATCGTCTCCAATATCCGCCTGCTTTTGCGGCTCGACAGGAGAGAAAGTGCGGGTCTCGACCGGAGCGCCTTCGCCCTTGCGGTCTTTAGACAGCATGTAGCCCAGTGCGCCTAGCGCAGCAAGGCCAGCAAGTTGTGCGGTACGACGCCCTTTTGCCATGATGGCTCCTTATCAGCAGTAGCCGCCCTTTTTCATACCCAGCGGTTTGGCGGCACCCATCTTGACCTGCATGCCCTTGGTCTTGCCCTTGGTGGCCACGCCGTCCTTGCTGGGAGCAGCGGTCTTCACGGCACCCATCTTGGCAGTGGTGATGCCGCCGTTGGCCATCTTCTTGGCGTAGCCGCCCTTTTTCATACCCATCTCAGCCATCTCGTGCTTGATCATGGACTTGGGAGCACCCTTCTTTTTCATGAAGGACACTTCCTTTTTCATCATCGCCTTGGATTCTTTCATTTCACCACCTCGTGAGAAAAGTTCGTTGGCCCCTTGGTCAGTGGTAGGCCGATTCACCACTTGTCTATCCGGGCGGCTGCCCGAAGAGCCAAACTTCTTGCCCTTATCTGCGCTGAGAAACTCTTTGCCTACGGACTGAGGAACACCTGCCTTCTTAGCAAACGCGGGGTTCTTAGCCACCGCCGCCATGAAGTTATGCTGTTTCTTAGACACGCTCGGCACGATTGCTCTCCCGCATTGCGTCGATCTTGCGCTCGATCCGGTCGAAACGCTCCATCAACTGCGCCATGTCGGCCCGGAACTCCGTGCGAGTGATGTGGTCACGCGCCACTTCCTCACGGGTGCGATTGAGTAGAACACTGATGCGTTGCAATTCAGCGAACTTCTCTTTCACGACGAACCCCAGTAGAGCAACGATGGCTGTCAGCACCACGTTCCATACCATCATTTCCATCGCGCACCTTTAGCAGTTCCACGCCCGCAGGGCTTTGTTAATCCGGGAATTTGGGTCTTTCGCCGTCTTCTCGGATGTGAGTTTCTTCTTCATCCCACTCATCCTTGCGCAGAAGGAGTCTCGCCTCTTTCCGCCTTCGGGTTGCGGGGGCTTTAGATTCATCCCTTGGGCCTTCGCAGAGGCGCGACCCTTGGCGTTCAAGCCACCCTTTGGGTTCTTTCCTTCTTTGCGAGTCCATGCGGGAGTCTTAGCCATAAAACACCGTGACTTTGGCGTTGGACAGCGTGACGTACACGTCGGTTTTGAACAGAATGCCGTCCGAAGGCACGACCATGGAGAAAGTCTCTCCCTGCGCCGACGTGTTGATCGTCATCACCGTGGTGCCACTAGAGCCGCCGTCCTTGAAGACGACACTACCCGCCGAAGCGCCCGGCTCAATCAATGCGCCACGAACACGGGTACGGCCCGCAAACGCAGTGCCTGACGCGGCCAGCGATGAGGCTAGGATGTCAGTTTGCATACCCATGGCGGGCTCCTAGTTAGGCAGCGACAGCGCCGTTGAGAGCAACAATAGCCCAACCAGCAGCGGTGTACACCAGCATGGCCGACTCACCGACGTTGGTAAAGGTGATGGTGGTGAAACCCAGAGCGGTCGTGGGGGTCAGCACAGCAGAGCCGCCATCCACAACGTGGGTGATGATCTTGACTTCGCCAGCGGTACCGTTAGCCAGAGTCAGGGCTTGAGCCGCGCCAGTGGTGGTCAGTGCAGTGAAGGCGTTGGTGACATCGACCGCGCCAGCGCCAGACAGCGACTGGGTGCCAAGAACAACATCGGTGCCGAAGGAAGAGTTAACCGTGACAGCGCCAGTGGTGCTATTGACGGTGATGGACTGGAAGCCGTTCTGGGAGCGAACCGGCCCGGAGAAGGTGGTGTTAGCCATTTGATCCTCACATGCGATTGAGGTGCTGCTGTCTGCATGTCGTCGGCCCCGGAGCCGTCAGCAACACCGGATAACCCGGGTTTAGACCAATATAACCCAAAAGAAAAAGGGGCACAAGGCCCCTTTCTCAGTGGACGGCCGGGAACCCCCAACCCAGTCCTTTAGGCTCAGGTAGAACCCGAAGAACCCCACATTCCGAGCGGATCCGACCAACCGAACGAATAACGCTCGCGGGCCTTGTAGCGGACGTTGCCGGTGTCGAAGTCTCCATCCATGGAATTCTGCAACGGGGTACGCACGAAGTGCTTCATACCGTTGGGAACGTCCGTGGTCAGGAACCAAGCGTTCGGGTCAGTCAGGAAGTGGTTGACCGTGTAGCCCTCGGGGATAGCGCCCATCTGCTTGATAGCGTTGATGTCGTTATCGGCGGTGGCAACCCGCAGTTCGGTGTCCAGCAGACGCTTGGCAACGAACATCAGGCTCGGGG